ACGACAATCACTTTAAGCGTTGGGACTGGGTCATGGATGAGATGATCTGGGCCTTTGAGCAGAAGCAAGATGATGATTGGGAAAGCTCTTATTACGAATACGAGGAAGATCCTTCTAGCATGTTTGGTCTAAAACTTGTTTGGTCAGACGATGAAGGTCGCAAAGCACACCAAGCACGTATGACCAACGGTTTCAAACTGTTTGGAAAATATTACGAAAATTTGTGGGATTAACCGCATTTTTTTGTTTACAGTCTCCTTATGATATGATAGAACTTATATAACATAAGGAGATACACTATGATTATTGTTAATGACCTTCAAGATGCCACAATGATGAAGGACAAACTGTCTAGAATTATTCGTAATTCCGTTAACTGCGATAAATCTAGCAAAGACATCCTTGTCGAGCTCATGTTTCTTGTTGAAGATCTTAGCGAAAACATTGATCGCATTGATCGTATGAATTCTAAAATTCTTGTGGAGAGCTCACGTGAAATTTAATGTAAAAGATTTGGATCTAGATCAGCTTGAAAAGGATACCATCCTTGAAGCCCAAGAGATATGGAATCCTGAAGGTGATCGAACATATCAGAATGTATATGATATGGTTTCTATCGGTAAGCCAGCTGAAAACTTTTTGAAAGAAAAGGCAAAGTTTACAAACGATATTCGTAAATGGCACGATCTGGTATCTCCGTGTGGGCATACAGTAGAAGTCAAAGTACGCAATCCAATGAAGATTGCCGCTACTTTGTCTGAGTTGTCTATGCTAAGAGCTGATCCAAGACGTTATCTACAATCCGATTGGGTATTTATTTTTACGATGGAAGGTCGAGAGACATATAATCTTCATGGCACATACAAATGGAATGATGGCATGGGCGAATACATGTCAGAAACATTTGACTGGAAGTCTGAATACGAGGTCTGGTCTTCTTTGAATGCTGACCGTGAATTTTTGATAAACTACTAATACACTGTGTACAATACAATCCACATGATCTATTCTGATCGTATACATAATGGAGATACTTGATATGAAAATCGCAACAACACAATCCGAACGTCTGGCTCTAATCAAAGAGATTGCACAGCGTAAAAAGCTTATGTCAAAAATCAAATCAGAGTCGAATTTGGTTATCGGTAAAGCGAAGGCATCATCTAAACCTGCTCGTACTTTCATGGATGTTCCAGAAGATGCTTCAAAAAACCCAAATTATTATACCGACTCAAGCAAATATGCTGCGCAATACTACGGCGAAACATTCCATGAAACCACAAAGTTTGATAGCCACTTTGCGAATGGTGATTGGGACTAATGCTTGATAAGCAAGTTGCGAATGTCATTAAAGATAATATGAATATGATGGTGCCTTTTTATCTTATGGCTTCATACGCGTATTATGTTGACGATGATCCTATTTTAACCGATGGGTTTTATGACAATCTTGCCAAGATCATTTATAAAGAATGGGATAATATTACGCATCGGCATAGAGATGTGATAGATAAAGATGCGCTGAAAGCAGGAAGCTTTTTGGGAAAATATCCAAGCATCATTGAAGGTGCATTAAAAAGTTTTCGCGATAACACAAAATAAATGTGTACAAATGCTATCAAATATGATAGGTTACTACACACAATATATGATAAAGGACTATAATATGAAGAACTTGAATTCAGCAAAGGAACTAGACGCAATGGCACAGGATACAAATATCCCAGAATCTGTGGAAGAACTGGAATTGCTTGCCTCCAATATTCGTAGCCAAATTCGAATTAAAATGATCGAAGAGCTACAAACCGGAACGCGAGTTGTGACATTCACAAAGGTGAATGGCGAACAACGTGAAATGACATGCACATTGGACCCGAATCTTATTCCAGATCCAATTGAGACCAAAGCCAACAAATCACCTAAGGCTGTAAATGAGGAAGTTCTTCCTGTATGGGATACAACAGCACAAGGCTGGCGCGCCTTTCGCATCGATAATGTGACTTCTTTCACATGAATTGGTTCACATATATCAAGTATATGATCATCTTACGGTGGAATACATTGTTTCGCCGTAAGAGTGAAAAGGGCCATCTATACATTTACGAGCAAAACGTGGACGACGACAAATAGGAAATTAAAATGGATCCATTTACAGTTACACTATTGACTATCGCTGGATGCTCTATTGCATCGTTTATGATTGGTTATAATCTAAACAGAATCCACAAAGATGAAGTCATTAATAATACTATAACCTACCTGTGTGATAATGGGTTTATTAAACATTATGTCACGGAAAACAATGAGATTGAACTTGTTGAGTTGAATAAGGAAATGCCATATGGTAGCCAAGACCCTAAAGAAGAAGATTAAGACTCTTCCGCGTAAAATCAAAACAGGTCTGGCTGCAGCTCCTACAGATGATTTCCGTTGGTTCTATGACTATATCCGTATGGAAGTAGACAAGAAAGATCTTGCTTTAATTATTAAAAGCTATATCAAAAAGCATTTTAAAGGTGCCGAGCAAAAGCTTTTGCTGTCTGCGCCTGAATGGTGTTATACAGCTGAACCCGGAGTTGCAGCATCAATTCATTGGCAAGCGCTGGGACATGAATTTCCAGTTAAATGGGATGGTGTCAAGAAGGTTCAGTCGTATATTGATCGAATCAAATCTAGGGCATTGGATAATGTGAAAGAGGATGATGCTGCTTCTGTGGTAACTCGACGTTCTCCAATGGAATTGGTTAAAGAAAAGAACTCTGAATTTATTTCTGAGATTGAAGTCACGATTGATATGTTCGGCACTGAGGTGTTTAATGATTGGGATAATTATTCCGTCTACAATGAAATGATTAAGGCTAACCTCAGCGCTATCGGTGGTAAAGCTGTAATTGATTTCTATACCCCTTTGAAAGAAGAGCTTGAAGAGCTGGTGGAAAAGAAAACTCCAGATTTGGTTGAAGGCTATTCTCATATGAGTAAACCACAGCAGAAGAAATATCTTAAACTCATCTCGTCTATTATTGATGATGCAAACCGATATTGTGCAAGTAAGAAAGCTACTCGTAAGCCGGCAAAACCTCGTGTCAAATCAGCAGATAAACAAGTAGCAAAGTTGAATTTCGCACCAGAGTCTTCTGAGTTTAAGATTACATCTATTAATCCGTCAAATATTATTGGCGCAAGAAGGCTGTATACATTCAACGTAAAATATCGTATAATTACTGAATATGTGTGTGAACGTTCAAATGGTTTTGAAGTGCGTGGATCTACTGTGTATGGCATCGATGCCGCTGCAAGTAGAGCTGTTAAGCTTCGCAAACCTGAAGAGTCGTTGACCACATTCCTGACCAAAACTCCTACAGCAATTAATAAGTTTTGGTCAACTCTCACCACAAAGACTATTGACGACGTGAATGGTCGCATTAATAAGGACACTATCATCTTAAGGGCACTTGATAAATGAGTCAATTCTTAACAAAGAGCGAGTTCACAAAACTCGTTGAGAAAAACGTCCTCACACAAAAGAATTCATATATGGATGTTATTCTGGATCTATGTGAAAAGCACGAAATTGATCCAGAGGATGTGAAGAAGTTTCTATCAGCTCCAGTTATTGAAAAGATCGAGGGGGAAGCAATGCTATTAAATCTTATTCCTCGTGGAAATCAATTGGATTTTGATTAAAAATTGCATATATAGTATGTTCGAAAGAACAAATATATGTTAAAATAATACAGTTATACTACAGCAAATATAAGGAAAATATATGTCTTTTGCAAATCTAAAACGTAACCGTGGTTCAATCGATAAACTTGTGGCAGCAGCGGAAGCTACAAGCAGTGGAGGTGGTAACAAATCGTTCAAAGATGAACGTATGTGGAAACCAACACAAGATAAAGCCGGCAATGGTTACGCAGTAATCCGTTTCCTCCCAGCACCAGAAGGACAAGATGTTCCATGGGTACAATATTGGGATCACGGATTTAAAGGCCCAACAGGTAAATGGTATATCGAAAAGTCGCTGACCACAGTCGGTCAAGACGATCCTGTCGGTGAAATGAATAGCAAGCTTTGGAATGCTACAGAAGATCCAAACTCATGGCAGCGTAAACAGGCACGTGAACAAAAGCGTCGTCTTCATTACGTATCAAATGTGTTGGTTGTTTCTGACCCATCCAATCCTGAGAATGAAGGTAAAGTCTTCATGTATCAGTTTGGTTCAAAGATCTATAACAAGATTATGGATGCAATGCAACCCCAGTTTGCTGATGAAGAACCAGTTAACCCATTCGACTTCTGGGGTGGAGCTAACTTTAAAATCAAAATCCGTAAAGTAGAAGGCTGGACCAACTACGATAAATCTGAATTTGATGCACCTTCTGAATTGTCAAGCGATGATGCATACCTTGAAGGCATTTATAACTCACTTCATCCAATTCAAGAGTTTGTTGATCCATCAACATTTAAATCATATGCTGAATTGAAAACTAAGCTTGATAGCGTATTGGGAACTCAGTCTGAAATGTCGATGGCACAACAGTCGCAGATGAACCAAGAAGCACCTGCGCCAATGCCACGTGAGCAAGCTCCTTCATATCCACAATCTATTGAGGAAACAGCATCAGCACCTGCTGACGAAGAGGAAGAAGTTGATACAATGTCATACTTTGCTAAATTGGCAGCTTCATAAGTTTACATGTAACCACGTTACAATGTGATGAAAAGCCGGTAGTCCTAGTGATTGCCGGCTTTTTAACGAGGACCACTAACTCCAAGGGCAAGACCCCCATCAAGTAAATCTACAGTAGCACCTCTTGGCATAACAATACCGGAGTTATTTGTTACTGTCGTACTATTATCGTTCATAGAGACGTTTCCGCCAGCCATTCTATTAATTCCGTCACGGATATCTTTTAGATGCCTTAACATTTCATCTTGTTGCATAAGCTCTGATGTTGATTCTGTTAATGTTCCGCCTGATCTTTTAACACCAGATTCTCCATTAACACCAAGTGCTATTCTTAATTTATTAACACCTTCTGATACCATTTCGATATTTTCTGGTTTAATATTCTTAAGCCCACCACCAAAATCAATCTTATCTTTACCAAAGGCTTTCCAACCTCTCGGATCAAATGGTTCAGGATTATCGCCAGTCAGGTGTGGCCACATCGAAAGAACACCACCTAGGTCCTTTACCATTTTTGATAAATTGGATGATGCTTTTTCGCCACTCAGATTTGATAAGTTTTGAAATGCCATAGCAAAGTCATTAATTGCATCACCA